ATACTTTTAATGGTTGACAAAAACCTAAATACAATGTATAATATAACTTATATTGTGCATTGTATTATTAACGGCAATCCACTGCCTAAACATCGGAGAAATAAATGAGTAAAAGTGAACAGATAAAAGCCCGCTTAGAGGAAGCGAACATTCGTTATTGGGCAGGCGATAACATTTCAGGCGTCTTAGAAGATGGCGACAAAGAAGAACTGATTGAAGAAGCTGCAAGTGCTTTTGAAAATGTATTAGACAAACTTCTAATTGATAGGCATAATGATCCTAACAGTATGGGAACTGGTAAACGTCTTGCAAAGATGTATATCAACGAACTGATGGCAGGACGTTATGATCCAATTCCAAGTGCGACAGCATTTCCAAATGACAGTGCTTCACGTTATGAAGGTATGTTAGTAGTGCGTTCAGAACTAACAAGTATGTGTTCACATCACCATCAGATTGTAAGAGGCGTAGCATACATTGGCATCATTGCCGCAGACAAACTAATTGGATTATCTAAGTATACACGTATTGCACAATGGTGTGCTGAACGTGGTACATTACAAGAAGAACTTGCAAATGATATCACTCGTGAAATACAAAAAGCAACAGGTGCAGAACACTTAGGTGTGTATGTACAAGCAACACACGGTTGTGTTGAAAACAGAGGTGTAAAGGCACATAGTAGTCTTACACAAACAACTGTACTCAAAGGTGCATTCAAAGACGATGCAGCTACTAAGAAAGAGTTCATGGACAATATTAAGTTGCAACAGTCATATGCTTGTGATAGATAGGATATAAATATGAAACTAAGATATTCAGAAGCATTTTATAGTGTACAAGGTGAAGGCAAGTTTGTAGGAGTACCTAGTGTATTTCTACGTACCTTCGGTTGTAACTTTCGTTGTATGAACTTTGGTTTACAAAATGAACCCATGCGTGACGAAAAACAAAAGCAAGGTATTATTCATAATGCTGAAGTACAGGCATTACTTGACGCTGGCGTACATGAAACTACAAAAGAGTTTAACGACTTGCCTATTATACATACAGGTTGCGATACATATGCAAGTATCTATCCTGAGTTTAAAAAGTTTAATAAGCAGGCAACTGTTGACGAAGTAGTTGAACATTTACTATCTCTTACACCTAATGGTAAATGGGTACAAGATAATGGTCAAGACGTTCATTTGATTATGACAGGTGGCGAACCGTTGTTGGCGTGGCAACGACTGTACGTAGAGTTATTCGAACATCCACGTATGAAAGACTTGAGGAATATTACTTTTGAAACAAATACTACACAACATTTACACGAAGATCTCTTTAACTATCTCAACGATCAGGACAGAATCCAAGTCACTTGGAGTTGTTCCCCAAAACTTAGCGTTAGCGGAGAACCTTGGGATACTGCTATTAAGCCTGATGTGGCTAGTGAGTATCAGTCTGTTACTGATAGCGACATGTATCTTAAGTTTGTTGTCGCTACTCAAAGCGACTTTGATGAAGTTAAAAAGGCTGTGGACACTTACAGAAGTGCCGGGGTGGAATGTCCAGTATATCTTATGCCGTTGGGCGGACGCAGTGAAGAATATGTTCTCAACGTTAAAGACGTTGCCGAAGCGTGTATGGCAGAAGGATGGCGATTTACCCCTAGACTCCACATTAGCTTATTCGGAAATGCCTGGGGAACTTGATAACTTACGAGAGTATAAAAATGCACAACACGAAAAGGCAATGAAGGCTAAAATTAACAAACCACTCGACGAACAGTTGAGAGAGAAAGGACTATTATGAGCAACTGGGATAAAATTAAAAAGGCTATAGGAATAAAACCTAAAATTACTAAAGGTGAAACTTCACAAGATCAACGCAGAGCAATTCTTGCAAAAGAAAAAGAAGAAGCAACTAAAAAAGGTGAAGCATGGGTTGGTGTGTTAGATACACAGGTAAATCCCAATAACATTAAGAACGGTTTCTTTGAGCTCGATTGGAATAATGAGTTTATTGAACAACTTCTTGATGCTGGTTATTCTGGTGAATCTAATGAACAGATTGTTGATGCTTGGTTTAGAACAATAGCAATGCAAGTTTTAGATGATCAAGGTGCTGATAAAAATAGAGATATGGGTTATATAAACGTTAAACCGCTTGATAAAGATAAAAGCGAAGTATCTTAATGGTTGACAACAGCCAGATCTGGTGCTATAATAACACTATAAATTACACAAAGGTAAGCTAATGGCAACTTATATACTAGTAGATACAGCAAATACTTTCTTTAGAGCTCGGCACGTAGTACGTGGTGACGTTGATACTAAAGTAGGAATGGCGTTACATATCACACTTAATAGTGTTAAAAAGGCATGGAATGACTTTGACGCTACACATGTTGTGTTCTGTTTAGAAGGACGTAGTTGGCGCAAAGACTTTTACGAACCTTACAAGCGTAATAGACAAGTTGCTCGCGATGCACTTACTCCTGCACAAGCAGAAGAAGACAAAGTGTTTTGGGAAATATTTGATGAATTTAAGGACTTCATTGGTACAAAGACTAATTGTACAATGATGCAACATCCGCAACTAGAAGCAGATGATCTTATTGCAGGTTGGGTACAGGCACATCCTAATGATAATCATGTTATTATTAGTACTGATGGCGACTTTGCACAACTTATTGCTCCTAATGTAAAACAATATAATGGTGTTAGCAATACAATTATTACACATGAAGGTTACTTTGATGATAAGAAACGTCAGCCTATTATTGATAAGAAAACTAAAGAGGCTAAGCCTGCTCCGAATCCGCAATGGCAACTATTTGAAAAGTGTATGCGTGGCGACACAAGTGACAATGTGTTTAGTGCTTATCCAGGTGTACGTACAAAAGGTACTAAGAACAAGGTAGGCTTAACAGAAGCATTTGCAGACAAAGACAGTAAAGGCTATAACTGGAATAACATGATGCTACAACGTTGGGTAGATCATGACGGTGTTGAACACCGTGTATTAGATGACTATCAACGTAATGTTGTGCTATGTGACTTATCTGCACAACCTGAAGACATTCGAGGCATTATTAATAATGTTATAGAAGATCACATGACTCCGAAAGACGTACAACAGGTCGGTATGCGTCTTATGAAGTTCTGTGCTAAATGGGATATGCAACGTGTAGCAGATCAAGCGGCACAATTTGCAGAGCCCTTAAACGCAAAATACCCCGACCAGGAAGAGGCAACAATATGATAAAGGCAAAATCAGTACTAAAAAATAAGTTTTGGATCATGGAGGACGATGGCGTAAAAATTGGTACGTTACATCGCAATGACGAAGATAAAAAGTACATGTATACCTGTAGTACAGGAACAACATTTTATGAAAACGAAAAAGATTTGAATACTGCACTAGGTAAAATTACTTGGAGTGCTGGTACTATTAGTGATAGTGATTCTCATATAAGTAAAGAACTATATGGATTTCCTACAAGCACTATTCCGTATAATACAATGTACGATGTACAACGTAGGTTACCATTGTTTACAAAAAGTTCTAAAAGTAAAAGCGTATATGCGGCAGGATATTACATTATTAAATTTGACAAAGGTTGGGTAAGAAGTTTTTGTCCTAAGAGTGTTACTATTGAAAAATATCCTTTTAAAGGTCCATTTAAAAACGATCTACAAATGAGAACGGAGTTAAGTAATGCCAATAGAACCAATTAATACTACACCTATACAACAGTTTATTAATCAAGTTAAAGGTGCTGATGCATCACAGCAAAAAGAAATTAAATTAGATATTGTTACTGCACGTAAACTAGCACTAACACTAGGTGAAGTAATGTCAAGAACAACAGGCGAACTAGAAAAATTTGTAAAAGAAAACGCACCTAAAGGCGAAGAGACTGTTACAATAAAGATGGACGCTGGCGGAAGTTGGAAATAACTGGTCACATAACCTAAAAAAGAGATAAATATATGCGTAGTTTATATTAAAGGACACGCATATGAGTAGACCAAAACCTACAGTGATATTAGAACACATTGATAAAAAGACCTACAAGTCTGAACAGGTACTAGAAGCAGAAGCCATCTGGGCAGTTTTCTTTAAAGGAAAACCCTTCAATTTAAAGTCGTTAAACATGATCACTAATTATCCTGGCCCTAAGTACAAAAAAGTATCTTTTTCAAACCCGGGGCATGCACATAATCTAGCAACCAAAATGAATGAGTTATTCAATACTGAAGATTTTGCTGTATACAAACTGACCACTGGTGAACTTACAGTCGAATGAGCTGGAAAGAAACACTTACCAAGGTCTTCTTAAAAAATTCTAATATTGCAGTTACAGAAGCAACCTTAAAAGAATACCTTCCTCTATGGTGGCAAAACACTAGAGAAAAAAATGAAGGCGGTCTAAGATTAACTGATAACGGCTATATACATTTAACTGAAAATCTTGACTTACAAACCTACGAAGTCCCCTTTCCAAAAGACTTTAAGTTAACAACCCAAGTAATAATATTCTTAGATAAATTTATTAATTGTCCGTATTATCTTTCATCTTATAGTATCATTGTAACTGATGAAAAAAAGGCTATGGAATTACACCTTTTTAGTGGTGATTTACGAAAATATGGATTAAATAAAGCACTCAAAAGACACGAGAATTAATATTTTGGTAGATTAGTGGTTGACTTCTGGACCTAATGATAGTATTATGTATATATTAAATGAGTACAGACACTACAACTTCTAGAGAGGCTAATATGGAAAACATCGCAACACGTACTGTCACACCTAATGGGGCTAAAAAATCAATTACACGAGCTTTTAAAAAGCAACGTCCAATTTTTATATGGGGTCCCCCAGGTATTGGCAAATCAGACATTGTACATCAAATTGGAGCATCTATGGATGCACATACAATTGATGTTCGACTATCACTTTGGGAACCTACAGACATTAAAGGTATTCCTTATTACAGTGCAAATGACAACTGTATGTCTTGGGCACCACCACAAGAACTACCTACTGCCGAAATGGCAAAGAAACATAAATGGATTATTTTGTTTTTAGACGAAATGAATTCAGCGGCACCAGCAGTACAAGCGGCCGCATACCAACTTATTCTTAACCGTAAGGTTGGTACTTATAAATTACCAGACAATGTTCTTATTGTAGCCGCAGGTAACCGTGATGCTGACAAAGGCGTTACGTATCGTATGCCAGCACCGTTGGCTAACCGTTTTGTTCACTTAGAAATGGCTGTGGACTTTGATGATTGGTTTCAATGGGCTGTAGCAAATAACATCCATAAAGATGTTGTAGGTTACCTTACTTTTAGTAAAAAAGATTTATATGATTTCGATCCTAAGTCACCAAGTCGTTCTTTTGCAACACCTCGTTCATGGTCGTTTGTATCAGAATTACTTGAGGATGACGATGACGAAAATACAACTACTGACCTAGTTAGTGGTTCAGTTGGTGAAGGCCTTGGAGTGAAGTTTATGGCACACCGTAAAGTTGCTGGGCAGATGCCTAACCCTACCGACATTCTTGCAGGTAAGGTTAAGGAGCTCAACAATAAGGAAATCAGTGCGATGTATTCCTTAACAGTGTCTCTTTGCTACGAGCTTAAAGAAGCCTGCGACAAAAACGATAAAAAGTTTGACGACAAAGTTAATAACTTTTTACGTTTTGCTATGGATAACTTCGACACTGAATTGGTTGTAATGGGTATTAAATTAGCCCTCACACAATATTCATTACCTATCGATCCAGACGAAGTTAAGTGTTTTGACGAATTTCATGAACGTTTTGGCAAGTATATTACTGCCGCACAAAAGGCTTAACCAAAAAAGAGTAGGAGTTAAGTCTCCTACTCTTTACCAATCTTGGTTGACATTTAGCGTTAATGATCGTATAATTAATAACATAGCAAGGAGAGAAACATGAGTGCAGTAGCAGGTAAAAAACATTGGTCACCAAATCCAGACATTACTCCAGACGAACTGGAAGAAATGCGTGTTGATGTACTTGATCGTATTATTGTAGCACGAATTGGTCTACTTTTAAGACATCCTTTCTTTGGTAATATGGCAACACGTCTGCGTATTAAGAGTGCAGATGACTGGTGCCCAACTGCCGCAGTTGACGGTAAAAATTTATATTTTAACACACAGTTTTTTAATTCAA